ATGCTTATACTGTACAAGATTATTTGACACCTCAATATTATCAATATATTCCCAGTAAGCTTGCTACAAGTTTTTATCAAAATTTAGGATATACATTTAATGCCAGTGGAAGAACTCCCGCAACCTATAGCAACTTTGAAAGATGGAGAACTGCTTATCTAAATGTTGCAGAACGAGTATCTGGAACAACATTGCCTGCTGGAATAACTAGAAGAAGATCTATATTACCGATCTTTAGTTTTATTTACATTGAAGGATGGGCAACTACTGAAGGATCTGTTGCCATGCCAGTAGCTGATCAATATTTAAATTTATACAAATATCGACAATTAGGCGGAAACGGTTTAAATCTTTGGTCAGCAACTAATTTTTATTATACAAACGCTGCAACCGCGCCAATAGTTAAAAGAAATATCATTTCTACTATTTTAGGATTAACTTTTGATGTGGCAAACGATACTTTCTGGTTCCCTCATCTTGGTTTAACTGGAATGACATGGGGCACTCCAGCAGCTAAAACATATTTGCTAGGATTATATAATGATTTCTTTTATCAATCTTGCCAAAGAGCAAAGACAATTCTCTCTGATGTATATCCTTACCGAGTTGGAAATGCAGAATCTCCAGCTAGTATTTATTTTGAATTAGCAGCAAAGAGTTTGGCCGCAGGAACCACATTTAATAATGTGACATTCCATGTAAGACTAAGAAATCAATTGACGGATGGAAATATAATTGATTATGCATTCAATCCATCAACCATTCAGGCAGGAGCAACATCTTCGCTTGGAATAATACCTTTGGGGAATACTTTACCAATAAGAGTTGATGCTTGGGTAGATGGAATTCCAACCGGAAATACTCTGGGGATTCACGGATTTACATTCAACGTAAGAAATTACACAGATAGTAATTCTCTACTTGGTACGTTTAATGTAAAATTTGATTATGATAATTATGATTCTGCTTGATTTTTTTTCTATATTTGCTATTATTTTCTTATGGAATCACTAGGAATTTTTAAGTTACATCCCACGGTCATGAACCCGTCTCTTGCTACAGCAAATTCGGCCTGTGTTGATGTCTATGCGTTCATTCAAAATAAAGAAATCTCAGTCTATGATCGGTACAATAATAAAAGTACTATTAAGACTGACGAGAAATCAGTCTCCATTCGCATTGGACCCAAGGAAAGAATCCTAGTCCCCACAGGAATAATTCTTGACATTCCAAAGCACTTCTCAGTGCGTATGCATCCTCGCTCTGGTCTTGCGATCAAGAAGGGTCTGGCTCTGGTCAACTGCGAAGGCGTAATCGACTGCGACTATGTGGAAGAACTAATGATTCCGCTAGTCAACACAAGCGATATTTCGTATGATATCGGTCATCAAGAACGAGTTGCCCAAATGGAACTTGTTCGTACTGAACATTTTGTTTATCATCATATCTCTGAAAGACCAAGTATAAAGACAGATAGAAGCGGTGGCTTCGGGAGCACAGGCGAATGAACAGAGAAGAACTTTTTAAGCATCATGAAGAGCTGTCTCAAACTGCTCTTCAAATCATGAAGAAGAAGAATCACGACTACGCTGGAAATAGCGGAGCACAACCATTTGCAAATTTTGAACGATGTGAAGCAATGGGTATTTGCAGCACAGAACAAGGATTTCTTGTCCGTATCACAGATAAGGTATCTCGCCTGAGTACCTTTGCAAATGCGGGAAAACTAGTAGTCGATAACGAAGGTTATCAGGACGCAATTCTAGACATCATGAACTATTGTGTTCTATTCTCGGCTTATATAAAGTCAAAGGATGATGCTTGATTTGTGTTCAACTGCCAGTATAATCGATACATGAACTTTTACACATGTGTTGAGATTCGCGGCAACAAGATTCTTTATAGAGGGGTGGAAGATGGGAGTCGGGTCTGTAGGGAAATTCCTTACAGACCCACTCTTTATTCCTATACCCACAAATCTTCTGACTGGAAGACGCTTGATGGCCGTGCGGTAGAACCAATCAAGCCCGGTACAATCACAGAGACTAGGGATTTTTTAGATCAGTATGCTAATATCTCTGGGTTCTCTATCTTTGGTCAAACAGATTTCATTTACCAGTTTATTGGTGAAGAATTTCCCAATGATATCGATTACAAGATCGATCAAATCGTTACAGCCTTTATCGATATCGAAACCAAGTGTGAGGCTGGATTTCCGAACATCGAAACTGCCAATGAACAGGTGATTGCGATCACCGTGCGGATCAAGAACAAGTCTTATGTCTATGGTTTAGGCACTTTCCATATTGATAATCCAAATGTCAGTTGCAATCAGTATGACAATGAAAACCAAATGCTTAAGGACTTTATTGAGTTTTGGGAGCAACAGAAGCCTGACATTGTAACTGGATGGAACGTCAGATTCTTCGATATTCCATATCTTTATAATCGAATTTCTTACCTGTTTGGAGAAGATACGGCCAATCGCCTATCCCCTTGGAAGAAAGTCATCAAGAAGAAGATTGAAACTAAGTCATCTCGCGGGGAGCAAACTGCGTGTGATATTATTGGCGTATCTACTCTAGACTACTACGAGTTGTATAAGAAGTTTACCTATACCAATCAGGAATCTTATCGACTGGATTATATTGCCTCCGTCGAACTAGGTGAAAAGAAGCTTTCATATGATGAGTATGACAGCTTGCGAGAGTTCTACAAGCAAGACTTCAATAAGTTTATTCACTATAACTTCCATGACGTAGAACTTGTCTTTAAGTTAGATCAAAAGATGAAGTTGATTGAACTCGTTCTTGCAGTGGCATATTCTGCCAAGGTAAATCATGAGGATGTTTATAGCCAAGTTCGAACTTGGGATACCATCATTTACCACGAACTTCTGAAAGATAAGATCGTAATTCCTCCAAAGAAGTCTGCGGTCAAGGAGCGGCAGTACGAAGGTGCATATGTCAAGGAACCGATTCTAGGCATGAATGATTGGATTATCAGTTTAGATCTAAATAGCCTCTACCCCCATTTAATTCAGCAATATAATTTATCGCCAGAAACAAAAACAGACCGCTCTTTTCTGTTTGTGCGTAATGGTCTGAAACCCATGGATATTTTGGAAAAGAATTCCAAGGCCGTTCAATATCTAGAAATGGCAAAGAAGCATGATATTTCTGTTGCCGCAAATGGTGTAGGCTTCACTAGGAATAGCCAAGGCTTTCTTCCTCGACTCATGGAGAAGATGTATGCCGAACGAAAGCATTATAAAGAATTGATGCTTGAATCCGAAAAAGAAATGGTAGCAATAGAAGAAGAATTAAAAAGAAGAGGAATAATTTAAGTTCAAGTGCTATTGGTTATAAATACTTTCGGAGGAAGTTTATGAGAAAGTATTTAGTGTATAAAACAATCAATACAATTAATGAAAAATTTTACATTGGAGCGCACGAAACTGATGATGAAGACGATTCTTATCTTGGTAGTGGCATTCTTTTAAATAAAGCTATAAAAAAATATGGTAAAGATTTATTTAAAAGAGAAATACTAATTAGATGTTCTTCAAGTGAAGAAATGTTCAACGAAGAGCAGAGATTGATATCTGAGCACATTGAAAACCCATTATGCTACAATCTTAAAAAAGGTGGTATAGGAGGATGGGACTATGTAAATCGAAGTGGTTTAAATCGCGGCAGCAGAAACCCAATGAAAAATTTAAAAATTAGAAAAAAATGTTTATGTGCTGCTAAAAAAACAAAAGAAAAAAATCCAGAAAAATACCGACTGATAGCAATAGAAAATCTTAAAAAAGCAACAGAAAAAAATATTGGAACTACTAAATCCGATTTTTTTAAAAAAACAATTAGTAAAAAATCTAAGCAGTATTGGAAGAAAAATAAAGAAAAAATGCAGAATGCATTATCTTCTTGGTTCAAAGTAATAGCACCAAATGGTGAGGAATACACGACAAATAGACTAGAAAACTTTTGCACTGAAAGAAAATTACCGTATACTACCCTGTGGAAAACCAGTAAAACTGGTATCACAGCAAATAGAGGCCCCTCAAAAGGATGGAAATGTCAAAAAATTACGCAAATATGACTACGGAGGAATTGCAATCGCTTCGTGGGCAGATAGAGAACGATATTTCAAAATATCGTAATTTTCAGTTGGCTAGAAAAATCCAACTGAACTCTGCCTACGGCGCGATTGGTTAGGTAACGAATATTTCCGCTATTACGACGAAGAGATTGCCGAAGCAATTACACTCTCTGGTCAGCTTTCTATTCGCTGGATCGAAAACAAGATCAACGAGTTCTTGAACAAGATGCTCAAGACGAATCATGATTATGTTGTTGCCAGTGACACAGATTCTATCTACATCAACATGGGTCCACTGGTAAACACTCTGGCAAAGGGTAAGTCAACTGAAGAAATCGTGACTTATCTTGATAAGTGCTGCAAGGAGATCATCGAACCGTACATCACGAAGTCCTATGATGAACTTGCTAATTTCATGAATGCCTATGCAAACAAGATGTTCATGAAGCGCGAATCAATTGCCTCAAAGGGTATCTGGACAGCCAAGAAGAGGTACATGCTTCTGGTTCATGATTCAGAAGGTGTTCGTTACACCAAGCCAAAGACCAAGATCATGGGAATCGAAACATCCCGGTCATCTACTCCACAGATTGTGCGCGAGGAGTTGAAGAAGTGTATCGATATCATTCTGACCAAGGACAATCCTACTCTGATCAATTACATTGAAAGCTTCAGAAAGAAGTTCCGTAAGCTTGCCCCGGAGGATATTGCATTCCCTCGTTCAGTCAACGGAGTCAAGGACTATACAGATTCGTTTACCATCTATAAAAAGGGGACTCCTATTGCCGTCAAGGGAGCATTGATTTACAATCACTATATCAAGAAGCACAAATTGGAAAAGAAATATCAGTTGATTCGAGATGCGGATAAGATTAAGTTTGTTTATCTGAAAACCCCAAATCCCATTGCTGGTTGCTTTGGAAAGGATCAAATCATCTCCTTCTATTCATCTTTGCCGAAGGAACTTGATTTATCCTCTTATATCGACTATGATACTCAGTTTGAGAAGGCGTTCTTGGATCCACTCAAGAGCATAATTGAAGCAATTGGGTGGAAGACAGAAAATAGAAACACACTGGAATCTTTATTTACTTAATATGGCAAACATTCACGAATTCAAGCGTTCTATTCCCGTTAAGACACCTCTCGGAGAAGGTTGGATTGTACTTCTCTTTAATAATGGAGAATATGCAAATAGCCAATATATGGTGATTCTTGATAATGGGGATATTCGGTATTTCAGCACTACCCAACTCAAGGTTGTGGATAATGCTACAATTGGTCTAACTAACGGAGAATAATATGGATTTTTTGAAGGAAATAATTAATGTCTCAGGAAACAAATTCGCAAGTAAAGTCGAAGATGGACTTGATGGATCTGATGTTTGCGGCTATATTGATACTGGGTCTTATACTTTTAATGCTCTTTTATCTGGTAGCCTATTTGATGGTCTACCTAGTAACAAGATTACCTGTTTGGCTGGTGAATCTGCTACTGGTAAGACTTACTTCAGCATTGGTGTTGTTGCACAATTCTTGGCAGCGAATCCAGAAGGTATCGTTCTTTACTTCGACACGGAACAAGCAGTAACCAGTGACATGTTCACTGAGCGTGGAGTAGATCCTAAGCGCATTGCTGTATTTCCTGTAGAAACAGTAGAAGAGTTCCGCCATCAGTGTTTGACAATCGTTGACAAGGTTCTTGCAACAGATGAATCTGAGCGCAAGCCAATGATGATTGTTCTTGACTCGCTCGGCATGTTGAGCACTTCCAAGGAAATGAATGACGTTGCTGAGGGCAAGAATGTCCGCGACATGACCCGCGCACAAGTCATCAAGGGAACCTTCCGCGTTCTTACGCTGAAGCTTGGCAAGGCCAAGATTCCCATGATTATGACAAACCACACTTATGATGTCGTGGGGGCTTATGTTCCTACCAAGGAACTTGGTGGTGGATCTGGTCTAAAATATGCGGCTTCTACTATCGTAACATTGTCCAAGAAGAAGGACAAGCAGGATGATGAAGTTGTAGGTAATATTATTACTTGCAAACTTTACAAGAGCCGACTAACCAAGGAGAACAAGATCGTTCAGGTTCAACTGAATTTCGATAGCGGTCTGAACCGTTACTACGGTCTTGTTGACCTTGCCTTGGATTACGGTATCTTCAAGAAGAACTCTACCAAGATTGAGCTTCCTGATGGTACAAAGGCGTTTGAGAAGCATATCAACGAAGAACCTGAGAAGTATTTCACTCAGGAGATTCTAAAGCAAATTGATGAGCGCGTTCAGGAGGATTTTAAGTATGGCTGATGTATTATTCTGTGACGGACATGACAATGCATTTATGGGTCTTATGTGGAGATTCGGACATACTGCCCCCATTGCTGCATATAGTAGACCAACAATAATAAAGAATCTAATGTCAGAAGGTATGACCCACGATGATGCTGAAGAATTTTTTGAATTCAATATCATCGGTGCATGGGTTGGAGAGGGTACTCCATGTTTCATCGAAACTATAGGAATTGATGAGGCAAAAGAAGTTGTAAAGGACTACAGCGATGAAGAAGTATAACTTACGCCCAGACATGAATGCGGAGACCATGCCATTAGAAGTTGCTGATGGTAAATTTAAAGGTTATGTCTTCACTCTTGGTAAAATTCACATCAAGGAAGACAATGACCAGTTGCTTTTGGACTTCACTTATGATATCCTAGAGGGAGATATCACAGGCATTCCAAAGAAAGAATTTGATGTCATTGTAGGTGATATTGTTGTCCAATTACTTGAGGAAGAAGAAGCCCGTATAGGCAAGGAGCCAATTGATGTCAATGGAGAAAATTATATTGAAGAATCTGGCGACGAATGAAACTTACGCCAGAAAGGTTCATCCGTTCCTCAAACAAGAATATTTTGGCAGCACCACTACAAAGACAGTCTTTGATCTAATCAATAACTTCATTTCGAAGTATAATAGCCTCCCCTCAAGGGAGGCTATGATTATTTCTCTTAACGAGATGGACATTGTTTCCGAGGACCAATACAAGGAAACACATGAATGTATCGAAGAAATTTTTTCTAATTCTGAGTCAAGTGAACTTACTTGGCTTGTAGAACAAACTGAAAACCATGTTAAGGACAAGGCTGTTTACAACGCAATCATGGATTCAATCCATATCATTGAAGGTAAGTCCAAGACATACACAAAGAACGCCATTCCTAGTATTCTTTCCAATGCATTGTCCGTATCTTTTGATAACCATATCGGCCACGATTATATTGATGATGCAGAGCGACGATTTGCCTTCTACCACCAAGTAGAAAAGCGTGTTCCATTTGATCTTGAGTTCTTCAATGCCATTACTGGCGGTGGTGTGCCATCCAAGACACTCAATATTGTCATGGCTGGTACAGGTGTAGGTAAATCATTGTTTCTTTGCCATCACGCAGCCAATTGCTTGATGCAGAATCTAAATGTGCTTTACATCACATGTGAAATGGCTGAAGAGCGGATTGCAGAACGCATTGACGCAAATCTACTTGATATCACGATTGACGATCTCAAGACCCTGCCTAAGTCCATCTACGACAAGAAGATTGCAGAT